TTGCAGCGCCGCCGAACTGACCGTTTGGCACGATTGTTCCGCTCGTATTTGGGACCATGAGCTCAGGCCCCTCTTCTCCCACAAGGTACGGTCTTCCCGCCGACACCGGTCCGCCAACAGCCCTGCCGGAGAAGAATGTTGGTAGAGCGGTGTAGCCAGTGAACCCGCTGAACACTAAATTCATGAGCGGATTGATGATCGCAAGCCTTGCGCTTATTTCGACCATGCTTCGCAGGACCATTTCCGCTAGCGCGTCGAAGGCGTTCTCTCCGTCCATGACCATCTGCGCGAAAGCTTCTGACGCGCGGTCTGCCACATTCTCCCACATTAGCCCCATCTGCTGCTTGAGCACTTCTGAGCCCTGCTTGATCTGCTGTGTGGATCTTTCGAACGCTTCTGCACCCTCGCGAAGCTCGCGCAGGTCAGACGCGGTGAGGCTGTTGTTGAGGTCTTCGATTCCGTTAGCCAGCCAGTCCGTGCCCCTGGAAACATCAATCTTCGGCCCCTCGCTCAATAGCCGCGCGGCCTCGGTGTCGATGTACTGCTGGTACTCGTCGATACCGGATGCCACATTACCGTCGATCTCGGGGAATGGGACCATATCTAGAGCGGCAGCACGAACCTTCTGCATCTCTTCCAATTCTACGCGGTACTTTTTCGCCGCAACCGCCGCCGTCTCAAAAAGTCTTTGCTCGGCTAACTGTTTGTTTCCTGCTGCTCGGGCGCCATTTCCCGTCAAGGGCGTTGACGTGACGCCGCGCCCGCCCATCCATACGGGGAGGCGCTGTATGAGTGCCTCGAAGTCGAGGTGCATCATATCGACGAGCGCACCGGATGCGGCGTTCTTAACCCTGTTCCACGCCGTCTCCCCCCTGTCTCCAAGGTCGTCTAGGGTCTTGGCTGTGTATTCGTCGAGTACCTGACCGGCAGCACGCGCCTTCCTTGCCATTTCATCGAAGCCCTCGGCACCGAGACGCTTCAGCATCTCAAGCATTTTCGGAGCGTTCTTGCTTCCGAGTAAATCCATCGATGCGCTGAATGCCTCATTGCTGTTGTTGCTCTTGAGAATAGCTTTCCCGATCTCCTCAAATTGGCGCTCGGGTGCCATGTTTCGCAACGCCGCCCAACTCAAGCCCAGCACGTCGAAACTTATCTGCGCCTCCTTCGATCCGTTGGCCGCATCTTCGATCTTCTGTGCCAGTGTTGTTGCGCTGCGCTGTAGTTGATCGATCTGTACACCGGACTGACGCGCCTCATATGCGAGCACCTGGAACTGCTCGACGCTCATGCGCGCGGCTGCGGCGGTATCCACAAGTTGCCCCGCGCCGTCAACAAGGCTCTTGGTGAAAGCGACAATGGCACCAGTAGAGAGCGCCGGAAGGATGGACATAATTTGCGCCTTGGCGAACTTAGCCATATTCTTCCACTCTCTATTCATCCCCGCCGTCTGCGTTTTTATGCGACGATTGAGCGTGTCGATCTGCCCCTGCATTTGGGCAAGCTCCATCTGGACCTCAACGGTCAGTGTCCCGACTGTGTTTTTACCGCTCATATTACTTTAATCCCCCTGTTTCGCGGACGTTTCACAGCCCTCCTGCGGCAAATCATCGCCGCCATTTTCAGCTCCTGGGAGAACACTGCGGCCATCTGCTGCATCGCGTTCGGCGCGTGCCGATCAAACGCAGGCCGCAGATACGGCTTTGCCGCCACGCGCTTCCCTGTCTTCTTGTTGACATATCCATTTTCGAGCAGATGCGCGTAGTTCGCTGGCTCGTTCTTTCCGATCCCCATTCCGCGCCGTGCGCCGATGACGGCGTAGGTTCTCCTCCCTCTGTGGTACTTGCGAACAAAGAAGCCGATGGCCCGCTCCAGGTCGCCGGTGCGTCTGTGCTTCGCGACGTTTTGCTTTGCCCCCTTGACGATTGGCTGAACGGCGGAAATGACAGACTTCAACGCGGCATCCTTGGCCACCCTTGCGGAGATGCCGGTTAGCGTCTTTGCGAGATCGTCGCCGCCGTTTAGTTTGAAGTAGAGCATTTCAGAACGTCTCTTGAAACAGTCGGAAGATGTGCCTTATTCGTTCGTCCTCGTTAGCGTATTTGATTTTTGGATGCGGCATTATGTCTGCAACCGTCCAGATCTTATCGCTTTCCTTCTTACGGAAAGAGTTTCGGAACTCTGCGTACCACTCGCACCGGTCTGCCATCCTGCGCTTTTGTTTCTCTCCCCACGCTTCTATTAGTGCTTCCTCTTCTGCTTGTGTCGTGCGTAGGTATTCCTCTGTGGTTAGCCCCAACTCTATTCTGGCGAAGGCCCAAGAGTTGAGGCGCTTGAGTTTTTTTCAGATGCCCCGCCCAGGTCGAGGCACTTCTTCAGCGCTTCGATTGCTGGCTTGATCTCTGACGTCTGACATACAGCGGCAAGGTGACTCGGAGAGTCGAACGGGTTATCGAGCATGTAGAGCCAGAGCGAGTCGAACACCGTTGCTATCGCCTTCCGCTTGTTACCCATCACGCGCGGGCACCTGGATGCGTTGTAGGCGGCGAGGCCGCTGCTCACGAGCAACTCGTATTCCTCGCCACCGATTATTACCTTCGTTGTTGGAGTCATTTTAGGAAACAGGCGGAACTCCCGTGGGCTTCAGGTTGAGCGTGCGAATCGCCACGCCGTTGAGGGGGTTTGCGCCAGACTCGAACGAAATAACCTCGGCGTTGAAGAACACCGGCGCAGCGGGGGCGCTCGCAAGCGTCAGTTGGAATTTCTGAACCGTGCCCACCATACCGGGGAGAAGCAGTTGTCCAGCGTCGGCAGGCTCGTCGTTCATCGTCGCCTGCACGTCTGTGTAGGTGAACGTTCCGGTTGGCGTGTATTCACGAACTCCTGACGCAGAGCTGTGGTTAGTGCTGTCGGCAGGCTCGTCAGCTTTCTTCGACGGCGGTGATATGTCCGTGAGATGTTTGATCTCGGTGTACGCGTCGGGTTCGACCGACGTGTCCCACACGTAGAGTTTTAGTCCAAAGGTATTCGCTGCCATGATACGGTTCCTTTGTTTAGGATGTCGGGTTGACGCCGGTCGCCTTGGCGGTGCATACGCGTGTCGCCTTGCCATTCACCGGCTGAGGGCCGGGGGAGAAAGAAATGATGATCGCGTTGATGTACTCCGTCGTGCCAGCGGCGCTGACAAATTTGAACTTGTACGATGCGCCGATTCCAGCGAGCACGGCAACCTGTCCGGTGTCGGACGGAAGGTCGTTGCACTCAAAAGAAAAATCCGTGTGGTCCTTCGTGCCTGCCGCTTCATACTCGCGGACGCCAGACGCAGAGCTGTGGCTAGTGACGTCAAGCGGCTCGTCTGCTTTGTATGACGGCCAAGTAACGTCGAGAAGCCCCCCGATCACCTTGTAGGCCGAGTCGTAAATACTCAGCACTCCGCCGAATGTTTTTGATGCCATGATGTTTTCCCTGGTTGAGTTGTTTGTTACTTCTGGTAGCTGACCATAAAATCGCTCGACGCCATGTAGAGCGCGGCGCCGTCCTCGTATTGGTCGGGTAGATCGCCTGCGTGCTGAATTGCATTAATGGTGCTGCTCCCCATCGCGCCCTTGTACCCGTTGAGTGCCGCACAAACCGCCTCGCGCATTGCGGCTGCATCGGCAAAATTCGTTGCGACGAAATCGATTTGCAGGCGCATCTCTAGTAATCCGCTCTCGCCACCGTGCGTAAGGTCGCGCTCGCCGCTTACCTGCGTCAGCACGACATGCGATAGCGCCGAAGAGTCCTGTGGTGCCGTCAGCCAATAAGCGCGACCGCCAGCCTTCGCGGCTACAGAGCTGTTTGCGGCTACGTATGCGACTAGGTCTCCCTGGATCATATGCGGCCTTTCACTTCCTTTGCCTGGATAAGCAGCGACCCGCGGCGCCCTTGTTCCAGCGGCGGGGCGGTGATCTCGAACGTGCGCGCATCGCAAACAATGCGGTGCTCGGCGGTGATTGTGGACAGATAGCGGACTGTAAATATTGCGGTGGTTTCTGCGAGCGTCTCGCCAAACAGGCGAAACTCCCTTGACCCCTGCTCGGCCTTGCTCGCCCACACTGAAGCATAGGTCGTCCATGTGAGCGTCGGCGCACCGGCCGCGTCTTTTGTAGCGGTTTTCGACTGCAAGGAAATCAGCCTGTCGAGCTTGCCCGCGTTCATGGCATTTCCCTTCTATCCAGCCGCTCCTTGATCGCGGCCGTGCGCTCGTCGATGCGTTCAAGAAGCTGCTGCGTTTTCACGCTGGCCTCCTCAAGGCGCTCGACGCGGCGCTCTATGCGCACGTCGCGTTCCTCGCCCTGGGCAATCTTTGCCTGAGCCACCCCATAGGTGATGCCGGCAGAAGCGACGGCCATGAGGGCGCTTATGGCTACCGCGAGGCTGATGCTTACAGTTGTCTTTTCGCTGAGTTTTGGCTCGGTGCTCATGGCTTGGATTTGGCTTTGATGTTCGCGCGAATGCGGTGGACGGATGCTTTGACCTTGGGTCTCATGCCGGTCTTGGCGTCCGACAGGCGCGAAAAAATGGTGTCTTGCAGCACGGCCTGCTGCTCTGGAGTAGCCGCAGCTTTGGCCTCGTCCAGCGTGGGGACGAGTGTCTCGGCAATGGCTGCCTGTTCCTTGCGCTCGGAGTGAGCCCAAGAGACGGCGAGGAAGATAAGCACCACGACGGCTATGCAACCAAGAACAGCCCACCGAAACCAAGGCTCTCCGACGATCTGCGAAAGGCCAAAACACATGGGAGACGCCAGAGCAAACACGCCGGAGGCGAGCAAGAAACGTCCCGCGGCGCCGATGAAAAACCCAGCGAGCACGGCAATGACTGCGAGTGCTGCGAAGGTGACGCCGAAGCGGTTGAGCCATTCCTGTTGCGAGCGCGTGTTCTCGGCTTTGATCTTGGCGAGAGCTGCGACGTGGGCGGCCTGTATCCGCTTTATGGACTCTTCTGAGGCGGTCTTCTGCTTGGCGAGCTCGGCATCTTTGGCGGTGATCTTGGCGCTGAGATCGGACCTGCTCGCATCGGCCTCGGACTGCACTGCGGCGAGCTCGGCCGCTGCGCTTGCAGCCTCACCTATAGCGGCATCCCTAGTGGCCGCTGCCTCGCTTGCGCGTCCCTCCGCGTTGGCGCGGGCAATCTTCTCGCCAATGAGTAGCTGGGCGGGATCCGCCTGCGCGTGGCCGTTGTTAGCCTTCGCCATTTTTATGGCGTCTCCAGTGGTAGCCTTTGGCGGCCCGTCTGGATTGCCCTGATTTGCCTTCGCTGCGGTCTCGAGATCGGCGGCGACCTTCGCTCGCTGAGTCTGCGCAATGGCGCGCTCATGCTCGGCCTGGACCGTGGCCCGCGCTGCGGCCTCTGCCAGGGTGGCAAGGCTTGTCACGTCCGGCGAGGCGACGGGCGGCTGATCGGGTTCGGTGACGCACCCGGCGAGCAGCAGACAGAGCAGTATGGGCATCCACCTCATATTACTGGCGCCACTGTGCCTCGAGGGCTTCAGCCTCACGCTTGGCGGCATCGAGAAGCTTGGTGCCGCGCGTCTTGAATTTCTGCGCGAGATCGGGGTTGTTGGCGGCGATGAAAATGCCGAGCAGCGTAAAGGCTGCGGCGAAAGAGATGACGATGATAATGGTGAGCATAGTGATGTTGTGGGGGTAGGGTTACCTGACGGGAAACGGTGCGGTGGTCTTCATGGGTTCAGCGTATAGACCTTCACCAACACTCCCTTGACGCGGGCAACATGCAG